TATATTAAACAACTGGAGAGTTACAAAAACTACACTAAGACTAGGCCGAAGAATAGTAGGCAAGTGTATGATGGGCTCAACTTCAAACGCGTTAGATAAAGGTGGAAACAACTTCAAAAAACTCTACGAAAGTTCAGACGTTACAAAAAGAAATAGAAACGGACAAACAGCTTCTGGCCTCTACTCTCTTTTCATCCCTATGGAATGGAACTACGAAGGATTCATGGATACTTTTGGACTACCTGTATTCACTACGCCAAAAAATCCAAAAAATGGAATTGATGGTATCCCAATTAAAATCGGAGTAATTGAACACTGGGAAAATGAAGTAGAAGGACTTAAAGAAGATTCTGACAGCTTAAATGAATATTATAGACAATTTCCAAGAACTGAAAAACACGCTTTTAGAGATGAAGTAAAATCTAGTTTGTTTAATTTAACAAAAATATACGAGCAAATAGATTTTAACGAGGACATAAATAATAAAGCAAATGTTACTACAGGATCTTTTCAATGGCAAGAAGGAGTAAAAGATACTAGAGTATTTTTCAAACCATCAAGAAATGGGAGGTTCAATGTTTCATGGATACCACCTTTAAATTTACAAAACAATGTAATAAGTAAAAATGGAGGAAAATATCCAGGTAATGAACACATTGGAGCATTTGGTTGTGACTCTTACGATATTAGTGGCACTGTTGATGGCCGCGGTTCTAAGGGAGCACTTCATGGACTAACTAAGTTTTCAATGGAAGATGCTCCGCCCAACCACTTTTTTTTAGAATATATAGCAAGACCTGAAACTGCTGAAATATTTTTTGAAGATGTATTGATGGCTTGTATATTTTATGGAATGCCAATATTAGCAGAGAATAATAAACCCAGGTTGTTGTATTATTTTAAAAGAAGAGGTTATAGAGGTTTTAGTATAAATAGACCTGACAAAGTGTGGAACAAGTTGTCAACAGCTGAAAAAGAAATAGGTGGTATACCTAACTCAAGCGAAGACGTCAAGCAAGCACACGCTGCCGCAATAGAAGCTTATATAGAAGACTTCGTAGGATTAAAAGAAACTGAATATGGTGATATGTATCACCAAAAAACACTAGAAGATTGGTCACAATTTAACATTAACAATAGAACTAAGCATGATGCTTCTATAAGTTCTGGTTTAGCAATAATGGCGTGCAACAAAAACAAATACAGACCTGTTTCTGAACGAGTTACTAAAACAATAGATTTAGGATTTAAAAAATATAATAATGATGGGAAACTTTCAAAAATACTTTAATAAATGATTTACACGAACTCACAAAGTTCCTTTCCTGATCAGGTAGTATCACAAGAAGAGAAAATGTCTTTAGACTATGGCTTGCAAGTTGGTAGAGCTATAGAAGGTGAATGGTGGGCTTCTGGAGTTGGAGGTGCAAGATATTCTAATAATTATAACATATTTCATAGAAGAAGATTATATGCTAGAGCAGAACAATCTATACAAAAATATAAAGATGAGTTATCTATAAATGGTGATTTATCTTATTTAAACCTAGATTGGACACCTGTAGCTATTATACCTAAGTTTGTTGATATAGTAGTTAATGGAATGTCAGAAAAGATATACGACATTAAAGCATATGCTCAAGATCCAGCGTCTCAGAAAAAGAGAACAGATTACGCTGAAAAGTTACATAAAAACATAGTTACTCAAGAATTTATAGCAGCGGTAAAAGCTCAAATGGGAATGGATATATCTGAGGTTAAAAACATGCAGAATCCACCTGAGAATGAAGAAGAGTTAGAAATACATATGCAACTAGACTATAAGCAGTCTATAGAAATAGCCGAAGAGGAAGTAATAAATAACACCTTAGATAGAAACAAGTATGAACTAACTAAACGTAGGTTATATAAAGATTTAGTTGAACTTGGTATTGGTTGTGTAAAAACGAGTTGGAATAAATCAGAGGGAGTAGTTGTTGACTATGTAGATCCTGTTAATATAGTTTATTCTTATACTGATGATCCTAACTTTGAAGATATATATTATGTAGGTGAAGTAAAAAATATTTCATTACCAGAACTTAAAAAACAGTTTCCAAATTTAACTGATGCTGAATTAGAGACTATACAAAAAATGCCTGGTAATACTAATTATAGAAGGAATTATAGAGGTAATAGAGATGATGACACAGTGCAAGTTTTATATTATGAATACAAAACATATGGTGATCAGGTTTTTAAAATAAAGAAAACAAATAATGGTTTAGAAAAAGCTTTAGAAAAACCAGATACATTCGCGCCACCTCCAAATGATGGTTTTGAAAGAGTTAGTAGATCTATAGAAGTATTATATCACGGTGCAAAAATATTAGGACATCCTATAATGTTAGATTGGAAAGTTGCGCAAAACATGACTAGACCAAAGTCTAACTTATGTAAAGTTAATATGAACTATAACATTTGTGCTCCTTCTTTATATAAAGGTAGGATTACTTCTCTTGTAGAGCGTATGATAACCTTTGCTGATATGATACAGTTAACATCGTTAAAACTTCAGCAAGTTTTGGCAAGAATAGTTCCAGATGGTGTTTACTTAGATGTAGACGGTTTGAATGAAGTAGATTTAGGTAATGGTACTACTTATAATCCTAGAGAAGCTTTAAATATGTATTTTCAAACTGGTAGTATTGTAGGTAGGTCTATGACTCAAGATGGCGACATGAATCCTGGTAAAGTTCCTATACAAGAACTTCAAACATCAGCAGGTCAAGCTAAAATACAAAGTCTAATACAAACTTATCAATACTATTTGCAAATGATAAGGGATGTAACCGGGTTAAATGAAGCTAGAGATGGAAGTAACCCAGACAAAGACGCTTTACTGGGATTACAGAAGTTAGCTGTAGCGCAATCAAATGTTGCAACTAGGCACATATTAGATGCTGGACTATATCTTACTCTTAAAACATGCGAAAACGTATGTTTAAGAATAGCTGACTCACTTGAGTTTGAATTAACAAACGAGGCTTTAGTTAATAGTGTTAGTTTATATAATGTCGCTACATTGGAAGAGATGAAAGAGCTGCATTTATATGATTTTGGTATATTCTTAGAATTAGAACCAGACGAAGAAGATAAGCAAATATTAGAACAAAATATAGAAATAGCTTTAAAAAGTAATCAAATAAACTTAGAAGATGCTATTGATATTAGAAACATTAATAATCTTAGACTAGCTAATCAACTTCTTAAATTAAAAAGAAAACAAAAAGCAAAAGAAGACCAAAAAGCACAGCAACAAATGATTGAAGCACAAGCTCAAGCTAATGCACAGTCAGCTGAGAAAGCCGCTATGTATGAAGTTCAGAAAAAAGAAGCTTTTGCTCAAACAGAATTACAAGTAGAAAAAGGCAAATCAGATTTTAAAATACAACAATTACAAGCTGAAATGCAAATGCAAATGCAGTTAGCTCAACAAAAGTTTGGTTTTGACAAAGCTCTAGCTGAAATAGATATGGGTGTTATACGTCAAAAAGAACAAATGATTGAAGATCGTAAAGACCAAAGATCTAAAATGGAAGCTACACAACAAAGTAAATTAATACAACAACGAGATTATAATCTCACCCCAACTGATTTTAGTGATCAACCAAGTGGGCCAACACTAAACGAACAGATGGGTATTTAATTATATAATATCATATCATGGAAGAAAAAAAAGATGGATCAGTTCCTCAAGAAGGAGAATTTAAAATAAAAAAGAAAAGAGGTAGACCTAAGAAACTAACAGCTACAGCTGAAACACCTAAAATAAATTTTAAAAAAGAAGAAGATGCCGTTCAAGCACAAGAAACAAGCGATAGCGATGTTGTTGTCGAAGAAAAGAAAGACGAGACGAGTAGCACGCCAGTGGTTGAAGAAGTACGGGATGCCGAAGAAGTAAGTAAAGAAGCACCAACACCTGTAATAGAAGAAATAGTAGCTGAAGAGCAAGAAGAAAAACAAACAGAACCAACTATTGAACCTGCTTCTGAGTTACCTGAAGGGGTGGATAAACTAGTAAGTTTCATGAAGGAAACAGGTGGTGATATGAGCGATTACCTAAGGTTAAATGCAGATTATTCAAACGTTGATGAAGATGTATTGTTAAAAGAATATTATAAAAATACTAAACCACATTTAGAGATTGATGAAATTGATTTTATAATGGAAGAAAACTTTAAAGTGGATGAAGATTACGACGAAGAGCGAGAAGTGCGTCGAAAAAAACTCGCTAAAAAAGAGGAAATTGCAAAAGCAAGAAAGTTTTTAGATGGTTTAAAAGACACTTATTATGAGGAAATCAAGTTGAGGCCCACAGTGAATAATGAACTAACTAAAGCTAAACAGTTTTTTGATAAATTTTCCAAAGACAAAGAGATAGCGCAAAAGCAACATGACAATTTTAAAACAAATACGCAGAATTTTTTCTCTAACGAATTTAAAGGTTTTGAATTTAAATTAGGTGAAAAAAATTTTAGGTATGGAGTTTCAAATCCAAATGAAGTTGCCGATGCACAGTCTGATATTTCAAATGTAGTTAAGAAGTTCTTAAACGATAAAGGCGAAGTTGTAGATGTAAAAGGCTATCATAAAGCTATGTATGCTGCTAGAAATGCTGATACTATAGCACAACACTTTTATGAGCAAGGTAAAGCTGATGCTGTAAAAGACGTTGTTGCTAAATCTAAAAATATAAATAATGAAGCTAGAACATCAGCTCCAAATGATATATTTTTAAATGGTTTTAAGTTGAAAGCGGTTAGTGGCGTAGATTCATCAAAATTAAAAATAAAAAGAAATAAATAAAAACTAGAAATTATGGCTGGAAGTTTTATACAAAACCCCCCAAATTTAGTTCCTACACAGAAACAAACAGTTTTGTCAACTAACTATTTACAGTGGACAGATCCTGCATCTGCTGGGGACTTCGCTGACTTCGCTCAGCAATATTTACCTGAGCTTTATGAGCAAGAGGTAGAAAGATACGGAAACAGAACTTTATCTGGTTTCTTGAGAATGGTAGGTGCAGAAATGCCTATGACGTCTGATCAAGTAATTTGGTCTGAACAAAATAGACTACACATTGGATATGATAATGTAGCTATCGGTGGTGCTAATGGTACTGCTGCTCAAACTTTTACTGTGACTTTGTCACCAGGTAATCAAGTGGTTGTTAGAAAAAACCAAACTTTTGTGGTTCAAAATCCTAATGCACCGTCTGAAACTTTGAAAGGTTTAATTACATCAGCTCCAAACCCAGGTACTCCAGGTATCTTAACATTTGATGCTGTTTGTTACACTGAACCAAACTTTGCTTCTATTCAAGCTAACCCACCAGCAGCGTATCATTTATTTGTATACGGTTCTGATTTTGCAAAAGGAACAGAAGGAATGGAAGGATCTGTAACTCCATCATTCACTCAATTTCACAACAAACCAATTATCATTAAAGATAAGTACGAGGTTAACGGTTCTGACACTGCTCAAATCGGTTGGGTTGAAGTTGCTACTGAAGACGGAACATCTGGATTCTTATGGTATATGAAAGCTGAGTCTGAAACTAGACTTAGATATGAAGATTACTTAGAAATGGCAATGGTTGAAGGTGAACTTGCTGCTGCTGGTTCTGGTGTTGCTACTAACGGTGGCGCTACTGCTGGATCAGGAACACAAGGTATGTTTGCAGCTTTGAACGAAAGAGGTAACGTTTATCAAGGTTTTTCTGGTGCTCCAAACGCAGGTTCTGGTGCTATGGCAGATTTTGACGCTATATTACAACAATTAGATTTACAAGGTGCTATTGAAGAAAACATGTTATTCTTAGACAGAGCTACTGCTCTTGACTTTGACGATATGATTGCTACAATGGCTGGTAGTGCTTTTAATGCATCTAACGCAGCTTCTTACGGTCTATTTGACAACGAAGCAGAAATGGCGTTAAACTTTGGTTTTTCAGGTTTTAGAAGAGGTTCTTATGACTTTTACAAGACTGATTGGAAATACCTAAACGATGCTACTACTCGTGGATTAGTTGATAACATCAAAGGTGTATTAATACCTGCTGGAACTTCAACAGTATACGATCAGATGCTAGGATCAAACATTAGAAGACCTTTCTTACACGTAAGATATAGAGCTTCTGAAACAGACGATAGAAGAATGAAATCATGGATTACTGGTTCAGTTGGTGGAGCTTATACTTCATCTCTTGATGCTATGGAAGTTCATTATCTTTCTGAAAGATGTCTATGTGTACAAGCTGCAAATAATTTCGTATTATTCACAGCTGCGTAATTTATTAACTTTTAAACTATATAAATTATGGCAACAATAGAAGTAAAAAAAGCAGATTCACAAGGTGGTGGATCTGTATTTATTCAGTTAGATTCTGATAAAACATACACAGCTGACGTAAATAGTGACTTTGATAAGTTTTCTGTAGTAGTTGCTGGAGGTGGTACTGGAGCAAACGGAGTGTGGGAAATTGATTTATTGAGCGGTGACGCCGATGAATATAAAAATGGACAAGAAGCCGCTGGTAAATCTACAGTTATTCCTAATCCAGACGTTGAAATTAATAAAATATTAATGGCAGACGCTTGGGCAGGAGCAATGACTAAAGCTTTATCATCTGGTGAAGCTGTGTTAAGTTTAGTTGGTTACGCTATGAGTTCTAATGCAAAGCAAAATGCAGACAATTGCGATGATGCTAAACAATCAAATATGCAAAAGTTAATGGAAGCTTACACCGAGAGCAAGAGTAATTGTGAAGAAAGTGACTGTGTAGAATTTAGAATGCCTTGGGGCGGTATAATTTCTTCAGCTAAAGCCGAAGAAATTGGTGAAGATGGTGCTGTGCAAATGGCAACTGCCGCTGGGAACGCGAGAAATCAAGAACCTTGTTATAGACCGGCACTAAGAATTGTGACAGACATGAAGTCAATTCAGTTTTCATCTGAATGAGATTCATAAAAACAAAATCAAAACCCCTATTAATTTAGGGGTTTTTTTAAACCTAAAATAATGAAAGTAATAAAAATTAAAAACAGGTCAGTTGAAAAACTACATGTGTTACCAAGTAATTTTAGCCATTTTGTTGGAAAAATAGCTGGACCTAAGTTTGTAGCGCATACATTTGAAATGAGTGACGGTAAGTTTGGAGGATTATTAGTGAATATAGGTTATCAAAATCAAATAAGTTTAAATAGTAAATTTATAAGCTATTTAGATTCTATTGGTGAAAATGACTTAGTTCCCTATGTTAAACAATTGTTTAGTACCGACAGTACCACTTCTCTTTACGAAGAAGTTGTTGATAAACTTAACGCTGAAATAACTAGTTTTTTAAAAACAGAAGAATCAGTTTTTGATTATTCTTTAGCCCAACCATTTAATGATAACGATTCTATAGCTGTTGTGGTTAGAGATTTCATTGAAGCAGGGGAAGAAGATTTAACATATTATCAAAGACTTAGTACTTATTTAAAATGCTGGTTTGACTCTATGGCAGGAAATGATGATTATAAAAACTCTACTAGCTTGTGGGCTGGTAACGCTTTTTGTAACTTGTATTCTTCTCAGTTAATATTAAGAGATGCGTCAGATGCGCCTTTTACTGAGATTGAGGAATTAATAAAGTATTTATTCGAACTTGGTGAACAACAAGATCAGATTCAATGTTCAGATTTATTTAAAGAATTTGAAATTAGTGAAGATGATATTTCAGCGGCAACAGATGAGTTAAAATCTAAGGCTGCCCAAGCAAAGGATGAAAGTGAACAAGCTGCTGAAAAACTTGATGAGGCAACAAGTGAGTTTGAGAAAGCCACAGAGGATTTAGCGGAAGCTGAAGATGCAAACCAAGCTGCACAGAGCACTCTTGAAGAGGCAAAATTAGAATATGAGAATTGTATTGCTAATAATCCTCCTGCAGAATGTGAAGCAGCAGAAGAAACCTTAAAGGAAGCTCAAGATGCAGCTAATGAAACTGCTGAGGAATTAGAAAAGAAGCAAGATGAGTATAACCAGGCAAAAGAAGCTTTAACTGTAGCTACTCAAGAAGCTGCGTCAGCAGAAGATGCATCTAAAGCAGCGTCAGCTGCGCTAGAACATCAAAATGAAGCTGTTGATTGTGGGCAATGTTTTAATGCTAAATATATATACAGTAAGTGTACAGTTGGCCCAGGGATATCATGCGATAATGCACCCTCGTCAATATCTAGTTCTGACTCGATAACTGAAGATCCTGATTCTGTAGTAATATTCGTAAACAAAGAAGGAGAACAAGAGTTTGAGTGTTGTTATACTTTTTCAGGAATTGAATATAACTCAGAATTTGCTGATGACAATCCATTTAATGGTGTCTATAGTAATCCGGGTGATCCTTGTGGAGCTACACAGTGTAGTCAAGCTTAAATAAATAACAAATTATATTATATTATATTATGAAAATAAAAGAAGAAAACTGGGAGGTAAAAGATAGAAACTATTACCTTTCAAATGATTATTCACCGTTAACATTTACTTTGGTATCAAAGCATACTAGAAGATTTCCTTTACTGTACTTTGACAATGAGCAAGGACATCAAAGAGAATTGAGATATGCTAGTAATCAAAAATCAGTATTTGTAGATGAACAAGAAGGTGTTAGTACTTTAGAACATATAGTTTTTAAAAATGGAGTGTTAAGCGTACCTAAAGAAAAACAAAACTTACAAAAATTATTATCATTGTATCACCCGGGACGTAACGTTAGTTACAGAGAGTTAGATACTATAGCAGAAGCTAATGATGAGTTAGAAGATTTAGAGTATGAGTTTAAAGCTTTAAGTATGGCGAGAGAATTAGAGTTGGACCATATTGAAGCTATATTAAGAGTTGAGTTAGGATCACAAGTAAACAACATGAGTTCTAAAGAGCTTAAAAGAGATGTTTTACTTTTTGCTAAAAGAAATCCATTAACTTTTCTTTCTTTAGTAACTGATGACAATGTTGAACTAAGAAATTTTGCTATAAAAGCTACAGAAGCTGGAATAATAAAATTATCATCTGATCAACGTACATTTTCTTGGGCAAGTAATGGTAGAAAGTTAATGACAATACCTTTTGAAGAAAATCCTTACTCAGCATTTGCTGCGTTCTTAAAAACAGACGAAGGAGTTGAAGTTTACAAATCTATAGATAAAAAGTTAAACTAAGTTTTAACATGTAATAATAGTAATTAGGCGGCTACTCGCCGCCTTTTTTCTTATAAAAAAAAATATAATGGCGATAAATGTAAATGACGTATATCAAACGGTTTTATTTATTTTAAATAAAGAACAGAGAGGATATATAACACCGGCGGAATTTAACAAAATTGCGTCACAAGTTCAATTAGAAATATTTGAAAAATATTTTGAAGACTTAAATCAGCAAATGAGGTTAGCGCAGGGTCTTCAAGATGAGTATGCTGATAGAGTAGAAAGTATAGAAAGTAGAATAGCTATTTTTAAAACAGTTTCTAATTTAACATATATTGATGAAGAATTTGATAATATAGGAAATCCCATACCGTTAGCAGAACCTTATTTTTATATGCAAAATGTTATTCATAGATTAGGTACTGTAATCTATAAGAATGAACAAGAAATTCAAATGACAAATAGAGGTGAATTCTTAAACCTAAACATGTCAAAGCTTACTAGACCATCTGAAAAATATCCTTTATACATACAACAAGAATACGCAAACCCAGTAGACGCTACAGGAACTATAATATGTGGAGATTGTTTAAAGTTTTTAATATATCCAACCTCTATACAAAAAGATGTTTCTGTATCTTACATAAGAAAACCTAGAGATGTTGTTTGGGCTTATGTAGAAGGTAACTTAGGTCAATATATATACGATCAAGCTGCCGGGGCTTCAGGAGTTTCTATACCAGTGACGGGATCTGTTGACTTTGAATTAGATTCAGTAGAGCAAACAGAAGTAATTTTACGCATATTAATGTACTCTGGTGTGGTCATAAGAGATCCTCAAATAGTTCAAGCTGCTGCACAGCAAGTTCAAGCAACAGAAGTAAATCAAAAAACTTAATAAATAATGGCAAATTCTCCTAATGGTGGCGCTATAAATGAAACTAACGAACAGTATTACGTTGGCGCTCAAAACAATATAGTAAGTTACACACAACAACCAGCTGGACTTGAGATGGATTCTATGGTGTATACTTTTGATGAAGTGTTAGAGTTAGGTAGTTCAACTTCTTGGAACCCGAATGATTATAGTTACCACTTAAACAACTTCTACTTGGAAATAAGCCCAGATGGTTTAGCTCCATACGAGTTATGGACTGGAGCTCCTATACTTGGTCCATCTGGTGGAACAGGTGGAGGTTTTAAAGTGTCTAAATTTTCCAATATACACTCTTATAGTACTATAGAGTTTGATAATGTTGACGCAATACCAGACGGATATTATGTAAGAGTTACATTAAAATCAGACTTAGTTAACGGTGCTCCTAATTACGGTGACTATCAGTATATATCTATATTTGATTTAGTTAATAACTTTATAGTAGGTTACGTTGGCGATGATAAATTAATATCTAAAGTAAAAAGATCAGATGTTTTATTTCACGCTAAAAGAGGATTACAAGAGTTTTCATATGATGTTTTAAATTCTGTTAAGTCTATGGAATTAACAGTACCTCCAAGCATGTCTGTTATACTACCTCAAGATTACGTAAACTATGTTGGTATTTCTTGGATAGACAGATCAGGAATAAAACACCCTATTTATCCTACGAATTTAACAATAAATCCAACAGAAAGTCCTATTCAGGACACTAACATAACCAATAATCCTTTTGGTTTTAATTTCCCTAGTTCAGGTTACGGTATCCCAACTCAAGATAATTTTGGAGAAAACTTAGAAGGAACATCTATGACTGAAGAAAGATGGGCTAACATACCTAAAGATGAAATGGCTACGGTAGAACCTATATTTAACGAAGGATTAGGAGAGAGTATATATGCTAGAAGAGACGTTGCTTTACTTGGTCAAAGATATGGGCTTAACGGAGAATTAGCAAATTATAACGGGTGGTTTACCATGAACCAGCGTGAAGGTAAAATATCTTTTAGTAGTAACATAGCTGGTAAATTAGTAGTATTAGAATATATATCTGACGGTTTAGCATATGATGAGAATACTAAAATACCTAAATTAGCTGAGGAAGCTTTATACATGCATATAGCTTATTCTTTATTATCAACTAGAAGAAACATACCTGAATATATAGTAGCTAGATACAAGAAGGATAGAAGAGCTCAATTAAGAAATGCTAAAATAAGACTGTCAAATTTAAAACCTCAAGAATTTGTACAGGTTATGCGTGGAAAATCTAAATGGATTAAATATTAAACTATGCCAGAAGTTAAAAATACATTCATACAGTCCAAAATGAACAAAGATTTGGACGGTAGGTTAATTCCTAATGGCCAATATAGAGATGGTGAAAATGTTCAAATTAGTAAATCTGAAGGTGATGACGTTGGAGCTTTAGAAACAGTTTTAGGTAATTCTATTTTAACAGACTTTGGTTTAAATATAGACAATCTAGATGCTATTGGCTCATTGTTTGATGATACTACTAATAACATATTTTTATTTTTAACTAATTACATTGATTCTTCTCCAGATCAATTACAAAACACGTGCTCTGGTATAGCTGGAACAGCTTGCTTTATAGTACAATACAATACAGTATCTAAAGTTTCAAGTGTTCTAGTAGAAGGAAATTTTTTAAACTTTTCTAAAAATAGCCCTATAACAGGTGTTAACTTACTTGAAAATCTTTTATTTTGGACAGATAATAGAAATCAACCAAGAAAAATAAACATAAATCAAGCTACTCCAGGTTATTATGTTAACGAAGATCAAATATCTGTTTCTAAATACTACCCTTATAGCGCGCCTTTACTTTTAGATGAAGGGCAATTTGCTGGTAGTGTAATAGATCCATTGATTGGTTATAAATCAACAATGAAAGATACTACCTCTAAGTACCTACCACCGCACACAGCGGCTAAGGTTTATGCTTTTTTTCCAAATGGTGGGATACTTTTAAAAGGTCAATACTTTAATATAAAACCTACAACAACTGGTCAAAATCCTCAAAACTTTACAAATGACGGTTCAAGAATATCTGGAGCCAAGGTTGGTGATAACGTAGTTGTAAATAACGTTACAATCTCCTCTGCAGTACTTAATGGTTTTACAATAGTTACTTTTTTTGGTAGTCTAGGAAGCGTCGAACCTGGAGATATTATTTATTTTTCAAACTTAAATCCAGATTATGATATATTATGGGGTGGAGATCCAGAATATTTAAAAGATAAGTTTATTAGACTAAGTTATAGGTTTAAATTTGAAGACGATGAATATTCTTTGTCTGCTCCATTTACTCAAACTGTGTTTATACCTAAACAAGATGGTTACTTTGTAGGTAACGACGCATTGAGTGATGAAATAATATCTCAGCCGGGACTACCACCTGTAGAACAACCTAGTCAATTAGTAGGTCAAGAAAGTGATGCGTTTGATAGTACAGTCGTTAGATTTATGGAAAATAAAGTTACTGATGTAGACATGTGCATTTTAGCACCTACTAAAGGTAACAACAACGAAGCAATGAAGTGGAAAGACGTTAGAGATACTTTAAAAATAGTTGCTGTAGATATACTTTTGAAAACATCAGATGTAAATAATGTTTACATAGTAGATACCTTAGAACTAGAAGAGTTTGCTACTTTAGATTCTGATAAGCTATATTACAATTATCAAAGTAAAAAAGCTTGGAAAACTATACCAACAGATCAAGTTACTAGAGTCAATGACGTAACACCTCTTAGAGCTTTAGCTCAAGAGTCTTCAGGTAACAGAATAATATATGGAAACTATATTGACAAACATGAATCACCTAGTAGATTAGATTACTTCATACAAGTGGCACAAAAGCCACCACTTCCAGAAAGAGATGACACTTTTAAAAAAGATACTTCTTATTGGATTAGAAAAGAATATCAAAATCATACTTTAAAACAAAATAGGACATACCAAGTTGGTGTTGTTTTATCAGATAGATACGGAAGACAATCTAACGTAATATTATCAGAGTTGATAAAAGAGTCTACTGGAGCTAAAAACTCAACTGTTTTTCATGATTACAAAAGTTCTGAAGATTTAATTCTTAAAGATAAAGTAGCGGGTTATGTAGCGCCAGCACCACCTCAACCAGGTACGGGTTTATTAGAACCAGATACTTGGCCTGGAGATTTATTAACTATTATTTTCAATAATATAATTCCAAAAGCAAAAAAAATAGGTGGTTACCCTGGTGTTTATTCCGAAGCTGATGGTACATTAAGTTTGGTTACTATATCAGAAAATGTTATATATCCTCCAATGGGTGCTAGTAATGAATGTACTATTACTCTACCAATAATAGGGCCTGCAAAGCTTGGACAAGTTGACCCTAACTTACCAGATGAAACACCTAGAGCAGAGTTGACTTTTGAGTTTGTAAATAACAACGGTGTTGCAACTTTGTTATCGGTTTCAATTAGTAATTCTAATGAATTTTGGACAAACGGTATGCAATGGGCTGTTGATTGGAATGATCCTACGATACTTGTTACTCCAGCTTGTAATTGGCTAATAAACACCTCGCCTAATATATCCGGTACAGCTACGGCGGCAGCAGATAATCCTCTTGGCTGGTATTCTTATAAAATCGTAGTCAAACAAACAGAGCAAGAATATTATAATGTTTATTTACCTAATGCTTTAGCGGGTTATCCATGTGATCAACCAGAGAATGAAACCGATACGTGTATCGATACTGTTTCACCGTTTACTAATAACTGCCCTCAACCCTCTAAAAATTTAAAATATCCTACTGAGCAATATAGAACAATTAGTCATGTAGTTTTATTTGGAGATAATGTTAATAAAGTACCTAGAGATTTAGATCAAGTAGGACCATTACAAGCAGATTTTTCTAGTGAAGCAATTTTATTTCCTAGAGTTGATAGTAGAATAGAAGAAACTAATGGTGTTTCTTACTATATGAGTTATCAAAGAGATAGTGACCCACTAGGTGACGATGTAATAAGTGTAGCTAGTATGAGTAAATCTGGACTTGGTGAAGTTTTGATTGATCCTGATCATCCTATAATACCTAATGTTTTTTATAATGGTAAAAAAGATCCTTTAATAGGTAAAATAAACACTAAGAAACAATTTGGTATGAGTACAACAGATCTAGGTGGTTGTACAGA